TCCTGATACAAATACTCAAGTAAGTATAGATGATACACCTGTAAACGGTGTTACTGATGAAGCTATAAGTTCTAATTGGGCTTACGATCATAATGCTGGGACAGGCAACAGTGCCCACGTACCAGCAGCAGGTAGTTCAGGACAATTCTTAAAACATGATGGTACTTGGGGTACACCTCCAGATACAAACACTCAACTAACAGAAGAACAAGTTGAAGACTTTGTTGGTGGAATGGTTACTGGTAATACTGAAACTGGAATTACAGTTACCTATCAAGATGCTGATGGTACTTTAGATTTTGCAGTAGCTGCTCAGACTCCTGAAGGTACAGCAATACTTTCAACAGGTGAGACAGGTGGTACTAAATTCTTAAGAGAAGATGGTGATGGTACCTGTTCATGGCAAACAGTATCTGGTGGAGGTGGTAGTGGAGATATAGAAGGCGTTACAGCAGGTACAGGATTAACTGGTGGTGGTACATCCGGAACAGTAACAGTTAATGCTGACGTAGGAATAGCAGATGACAAATTAGTACAGATTGATGATGCTGATGCAGCTGATGATGATTACGCAAAATTCACTGCTAATGGTATTGAAGGTCGTAGTTATACAGAAGTCAAAACTGATTTATCTTTAAATAACGTAGAAAACACAGCAGTCAGTACATGGGCTGGTACATCTAACATCACAACACTTGGAACTATTGGTACTGGTACTTGGCAAGGTACAGCTATTGGTGATACTTATATTTCTTCTGCTTCAACTTGGAATGCTAAACAAGCAGCATTAACATTTGGTATAGCTAATACTAATGCTGTTAAGATTGATCATGCTAGTGTAGCTGATGATGATTATGCTAAATTCACTTCGAGTGGAGTAGAAGGTCGTAGTGCAGCAGAAGTTAAGACTGATTTATCTTTAAATAATGTAGAAAATACAGCCGTTAGTACATGGGCAGGATCAACAAATATCACAACACTTGGAACCGTCAATACTATTACCTCAACAGCAGTAGCAACTGCTGGAGTTAGAAAGATCCATGCCTCAACTTCTGCACCTGGAGGAGGTGATGGAGCTGTGGGTGATATATGGGTGAAATATTGATTTATGGAGGTTAATTAAATGGCAATTTGGTATTTTGATCCTGACGGTGGAGACCAAAGTAATGATGGTCAATCGTTTGCTAATAGGAAAAAATATTGTGAGTACGCAAATAGAACACAATTTGGCAGTGGAGATGAAATTAGGTTTATAAAATCTCCTGATCCAACATCTTTAGGTAATGCACTTTGGACAACAGACGCAGCTCAATATAACAGCAAAATAAATACTGATAATGTATGGTCAAATTCAACTCCTACACAGAGTCAGAGTCTTCATGGAAGTAGAAGTGCAGGATCTATGACAGCCTCTCGTTTAGGTACAAATCCTGTCGCAGCTGCTCATACAGCTCACGGATTAGCAACAGGTGATACAATAACTATACAAAATAGTGTATATGACCAAGGTTTTACTGGTGCTTTTGAAATAACTAAAGTAGATAATGATAATTTCACTTTAGATGGAACAGAACTACAGACTCAAAGATCAGTTGAGTTTGATGGAACTGACGATGCTTTAACTACTGCAACCTCTTCAGATTTTGATTTTGGTTCAGGTAATTTTACAGTAGAAGCATGGATTTATCCAGAACAAACCAGTTCAGAGAATTTAAGTGTAGTTTCATTATGGAATTACAATGATAATAAAAGAGCTTGGTCAATTTCTGGAGTTTCTGGATCAGCTTCAACGATAAGAGGAATGGTCAGTCCTGATGGTGCATGGGCTACAAGAACTGAAATTCAAGGAACTATAAATCAAAACCAATGGAATCATGTAGCTTTCACTAGAAGTAGTAATACCTTATATCTTTTTATTAATGGTGTTTCAGCAGGTACAGCTTCTTTTTCTGGATCAGTTTATAATAATACTTCAGACGGTATTATGGTAGGAGGCCAAGGTGCTGCTGATGATATAAACAATGTTTTTGATGGTAACATTAGTAATGTACGTGTTTTAAAAGGTACAGCAGTTTATACATCAGCATTTACTCCATCAATTAATCGGTTAACAGCTATAACCAACACCAAACTTTTATGTTGTAATAAACCGTCTACTACAGAATCAACTATAACACCTGGAACAATAACAGCACATAGTAGTCCAACAGCAAGTACACTTAACCCTTTTGACCGTGAAAGATCAGTTGATTTCGATGGAACTGATGATTATTTAAGTGTTGCTAGTAGTTCAGATCTTACTTTTGGAACAGGTGACTTTACAGTGGAATTATGGGCTTATCCTGATGACTTTGGTAGTAGAGGAACTTTTTATGATTCAAGACCATCAGGCGGTACAGATGGTATAACAATTGGACATGAAGTCACCTCTGGAGAAATTAGAGTTTATATGACCGCAACAGGTGGCAGTGATATTGTTGTTCAAAGTAGTGATTTTGTAACAGGTCAATGGCAACATATAGCAGTTACAAGAGAATCTGGCACAGTACGTTTATTTATCAATGGAGTTTTAAAAGATACTGAAACTCGTACAACTGACTTAAACAATACTAATGCTGTAAATATTGGATATAAGACTTACACCTCTTCTAGTTATAGTTATTTTGATGGAAAGATTTCTAATCTTCGAGTAGTCAAAGGTACAGCAGTTTATACATCAGCATTTACTGCATTAACTGAGCCATTAACAAACGTAACTAACACCAAATTTTTAGGTCTTAACAACTCAAGTATAACAAGTGCAACCGTAACACCTGGAGTGATAACGGTACATAATAGCGCAACAGCAAGCACACTTAACCCTTTTACTGATTTTACTGGTGAATCAAAGGCATATAGAAGGTTTTCACCATTTCGAGCATTATTAGCAACTGCTTGTACTAAAAATATTATTATATATCAAAGTGAAGGTGGAATAGGTGATAAAGATTGGACAGCCACATTAGGGACAACATATAGAGAAAACAGTTATATGCAAAGTGGATATAGAAGTGCAAGAGCATTTAAACCAGGAACTTCAGGAACGGGGAAAGCTGCTTATGTTGAGCTTGAAAATGCCTTAGACCTTAGTGGTTATCAACAAATAAGTTTTAGCTGTATTTTTGATTATCTATCTAGTAGTCAAGAAGACGATGATTCAGTAATGAGTTTACGCTTATGTACTGATACAACAGGGGATACTTCTGTTCATACAATTCCTATTACACATGGATTTGATAATAGTGATGATTGGTATTCAGTTGTACATGACTTTGGTACTAATTTAAATGCTTCTATTCAATCAGTTGCTATCTATGTAGATACAACATTAGCTCATGCTAATACTGAAGTTATTATTGATAATGTTATAGCTTGTAAGGCTAAATCATCTGCTGATTCTTTAACTCATGCAAGTTTAATTAGTAAAGGTAATACACATAATGATGTCTGGTATGGCCTTATGGCTATTGATGGAAAAAGACTTGTATTAAGAACTTATGGTGGTGATAATACTTCGGGTTTATTTGGTAGTTTGGCTCCGTACCCAGGGGCAACAGAAACAGTAACTACTTATAAAAGAGAATGTTTTAGAAGACCTACTTTTAGGTCTACTACTGAAAGAAGACATAGCCCATTCTTTAATATAGACGAGGCTGGCTCAATAGGTGATTCTAGTTTCAATAAGGTTATCAGTGGTGGCTGGAATACGACAGATATGAGTAGTCAAGATACAAATTCAGGAACTTGGTTTGATTGTATTCATCCAGCCCATTACAATGGAATCTATTCTGAAATGACAAATAGGCTGTCGATTTCAAAATTTGGTGTTTATAAAGGTAGGGCCGGAATATTAAACAGGATGGATCAAAGATATGAGGGTAGAAGTCATGTTATTAATAACTTAAATTGTGTATCCACTTCACAAGGAGAGTCTTGGGGACCAGACTTTCAATATAATAATTGCGTATTTAGTAATTTAAAATTTGAGAGAGACCCTCAAGCTAACGATGGAAGTGTGCATAATAGTAGTGTAATTTTTAAAGATTGTACTTTCTATAGTGCAAGTTTTGACTATGCTTCAGTCAACGTATTTCAGTATATAACACTTCTAAACCCTACTATCAGAGGAACTGCTCAAAATATGGATCAGATGGCTTTTGATACCTTAGGCAGAGATATTAAAGTTCTTGGCGGTTCAGTAAATAATATTCGTTGGATATTAAATAATAAAGCGAATATGAATAAAGGTGGTCGATTCAGAATGTCAAATACTTTAATCAATAATGATTCAGTAGCACCAATACAAGGAACAGAACATAGGTTATATTATGACGCTACTCACTCTGGTGGGGCTGGTGGTGCAGTAAGTAATACATATGGAGAAAATAATGATCAAGAGCCTGCTACTATAATTAATTACAATAATGTAGCTACTGATCATAGATTATATTTCTTTGGTGCAGAAGTTTTTAGTGAAACTTCAGTGAGAAATACAGCTAGTGGTATTGCATGGAAGATGCGAAATTGGAATGTAAATAATCTTAATGGAAGAAAAGGAGTTAATTATGTGAAATGGAGATTTGCTGAAACGGCTGTTAATGCAAGTGCTCAAGTAACATTGACAGCTTATGTAAGGCGAAGCGATACAGGTTTTAATCTTAAATTAGCTGCGTTAGCTGAAGATAATTATCATATGGGTATTACATCTGATGTAACTGTAACCGCATCTGGTTCTGCTGATGCTTGGGAACAACTAACATTAAATGTTACACCTACAGCCGCAGGGACGATTACATTTACATCTTTATTTTCAGGTGAATATGGAGTGTATGATGCCTCTCAAGTTGGTTACATCGACGACATAGCAATAACTCAAGCATAATGGCATTACCAACAAAAGCAAATGTTCAAACTTTAGATTATGTAAGTGTTAATACTGGACCGTTTGTAAAAGTTGCAGCTAAAGGCACTGAAACTGAAGGTATCAGTATTAATGGTTTAATCTTTGTTTTATCAGCGGGTGTAGTATCTGATCCTACTAATGTTATTTATATAAAAACTGCCGGTTCAACTTGGTCTACAGCTACTAATATTTATGTTAAAACAGCAGGTAGTACATGGACAGAAGTTGACGATTTCTACATAAAGACAAGCAGTGGTTGGAATATATAATATAAGTAAATCAAATTTAATTAACTATGTCAAGATTTGAAAATAGACGTTGGGTTATTTTCCCAATAACAGAATTATCTAAAGTAGATTTTTCAAAAGTTAAAGAAACTGAAAGCGGTCTTCGTAAATCAGTAGATAATTCAAAAACATTTATAAAATGGGATGGCGAGACTCCATCCTTTGTATCTAATCTTTCTAATACAGAAGGTCCATATACGCATAGTGAGATATTAACTATTCTTGCTACTGATGCTTGGACAGATAAGACTTCAGGAATCTAAATGCAATTACCTAGAGCAACACTACCTAAACCTGATGCTCTTTACTTCAGACCTCCTACAGCTAGGATACCATCATATAAACCTATAGTGATACCTCCAAGTGATTTGGAGGCTCCTGAAGACGTTAAACAAGAAACAACTGAACAACCTGAAGCACCTAGTTTAAAAATACCTGTATTAGATATCCAGATGCCACTACCCGAACCTGCGGTAGTGATCACTGCTGTTACAACAGCTGTCGTAGCAGTAGCAACTACATCTATTACTTCATCTTTATTTGAACCTATTAAAAAGAAAGTACAAAAACAACTACAATCTAAGATTGACGCATGGAAGCAAAAGCGAAAGAAGAAAAAGGATTCTTCGGTAAATTAAAAGATGCCGCAGAAGATCAAGAACACCAAATACAAATCTTAGGTACATTTGTACGTCTTGGAGTTGTTATTTGGAGTGGTTTTATAATTACATTAAATTATGTAGAAATACCGATGATAAGGAAAAGTCCAGGTGGAGACATAACTTTCCCTGCCAGTATCTTTACTGGAGCACTTGCAACTTTTGGCTTAACTACTGGTAACGGAAACGGTAACAAAAAAGAAAAACCAAAAACATGAAGAAATGGCTAGTACTCTTAGCACTGGCATCACCCACGGTAGCAAGAGCCGAATTAGTAACCCCGAACTTTACACAGGGGTCTATGAATTCAACGACAACGACAACTCAAGAAATCGTGGAGGAGATAACCACCACAACTTATGGGTCCGCATTAAACAAATGGACTGGGGAAAATATAACCCATACATCAGCCTCATCAGGAGGTATTACAGACTCAGATTCAATATTCACCCTACATACAGCTGGAGATCCGTTCGAGCTAGAAGTGGTAACAAGAGCAGCCAGTCAGGTGCTATCCGTAGAAGTAATAGACAGAGAAATAGACGTCTCGTCTACTACGGTCTCATTATCAGTCTTCTCTCAATAGCACCAGTACGTGCAGAAGAAGAGAACAATAATGTCTCTAATCCAGTAGCAGCTGCCACTGGGAATGTTACAAATCAGGCGGTGCAATTCCAGAATAATGGAGCACCGTCTAGGCAGCATTATGGTCCTAATATCTCATGTAATGGATCTACTATGACATTCTCTCCTTTCTATATGGGTAATCATACAAAACCCTGGGATATAGATGAAGGTAAAATGGAACAGTCTAGCTATACAATGGCTGAGAATTGGGGAGGACAAATTAACTTTATGATACCTCTAGACCGTAGAGGATTAAAGCGTTGTCTCTCCATTGCCGCTAGGCAAGAAGAAAAGATGAGATTAGACTATGAGCTAGTTCGTGCTCTCAAATGTGCAGAGTTACAAACTAAAGGGTTCATGTTGAAACCTGGCTCAAGAGTAGAAAGCATGTGTAGTGATGTAATTGCTATATCTGCTTATATTAAATCAACACAACCACCTAAAAAAATTAAAAAGAAATTCGGACTATTTTGAAAATGATCGTACTTATCAAGCCCATCCTCATGGCATTCCTCAGTTCATCTGCAGTAAAGGAACTAGTTATACAACTACTTGAAGCATACTCTGAGTCTACTGACAATACCATTGATGATAAGGCAGTAGCATTGATTAAAAAGAACTTATTCCCAGGTGGAAA